GGACTGAACCCTATTCGCCCGTTTGTTTCTGCAATCGGTGCTAAGGCCATGCCACAAAGCGGCGCAACATTTCGCCGCCCAGTTATCACGGTACGCCCAACAGTTACCCAGCAGCCAACAGGCCAACTTAACGCACTTGACCCAAGCACTGTTACCGTTGCTAATAACAACGTAAACAAATTGACATTCGGTACTTACGTAACAATGTCGGAACAAGACCTCGACTGGAGTGACCCAGCCTCAATCAACATTGTGTTAAACCAGTTGGCAATCGCTTACGGTCAAGCAACCGACAACTACGCAGTAGACACTTGCTACAGCGCAATCGTGCAAACAGAAGCAGTAGCAGACAACACAGACCCAGAGGACTGGATTACCGCAATTTACGGCGCAGCGAAACAGATTTCGCAATCGTCTAACTATTTGCCTACGCACATGGTGTTAGACCCTAACGCGTGGTCAATCGTTGGTAAATTGCTTAGCAGCACAGGAAACCCGATTTTCCCAATGAACGCACCAATTAACGGTATCGGTACTTTGCCAGGTGGTGCTACATCGTGGAACGGTAACCCACTCGGCCTTACATTGGTAGTAGATAAAAACCTTCCTTCAGGCGCTGTTTTCGTCGGTCACTTGGCTGGCGCTGCTGCAGGGTTTGAGTTCTACGAACAGCAAAAGGGCGCTATTTCGGTAGACGTACCAAGCACACTAGGCCGCACTATTGCCTACCGTGGCTACGCAGCCGCCTTCATGGCAGACGCAACCAAACTTTGCAAGATTACTATTTAATCGGATAGGGGCCAGTTATGGCCGTCTACTCGGTCACACATAAACAGTTACTGGACAACTACGCAGTACTGCAAACCCTCACGCCTAACGATTTAGTAGTAGGCGGCAGTTTTACAGTTTCTGCAATGTCGGCGCCCTTTAACGGCACGTTCATTGTTTACGATAAACCCGAATACCTGTTTATTGGTATCGACGACGAAGGCGACCTGCTCTACAACTACGAGGTACCAGTACCTAACCAAATCCTTTTTGCATGCACGGGGAGCAACGTACAACGCACCGCTGCCAGCGGCACAATTACGTTTACCGAAACTTGCACGTGGATTACGGCCACTCAAATTGAGGACTGGTTAGGCATTGGTACAGCGTCGGCACTAGATACGACATTCTTAACCCAGTGCGCTTTAGCAGCTAATAGCCTTGCCTTTACTCGACGCCAAGAGGCAGGTTACATAGACAGCCTTAGCACCTCACCAAACGGCCAAGTAACTTTAGGAACTATCAGTTTGGGCGGTTTCTTTTACAGGCAGCGCGGCGCCGTAACAGACTTTGCGGCGTTTGACGGTATGGCTGCTGGCAGTTCGGTAGGCCTCAGCCCTGCTATTAAAATGCTGCTCGGTATCCCACGGCCCCAGGTTGCCTAATGCCTGTTGCCTATACAGACCTATTTAACGAGGCGCTAGACGACTTAGCAGCCACGCTAACAAGCATTACAGGCCTGCAGGTAGTAACAGACCCCCGTAACCTCGTGGCGCCTTGTGCGTTTATTGACGCCCCTAGTTTTACGGTTTATGGCGGTGGCGGCAACATAGTCCAACTGAGTTACACCGTTCGCATTATTACCTTGGGGCCTGGCAACCTAGACGCCCAGCGAAACCTTATGCACCTAGCCAGTTTGGTTTTAGGGAAGAACGTCGCGGTGACTGGCGGACGGCCTACTATTGCTGTTATCGGTGGCGTTGAGATGCCCGCCTATGATTTAACTATTGAGATGCAAGCACAAACAAGTTAGGAAACCAAATGCCTTACAAGATTATTAGCCCGCGCGTAGGTATCCCAGGCGAAGAATACGACGCCGAAGGTGCAGCCGCTAACGGTATTAACATTGCCGCGCTAGTCGAGGGCGGTTTTATAGAACAATCCACAAACGAAACCCCAAAACCTGCTAAAACTAATAGCAAGAACTCAGCAAAGGACTAACCACTATGGCAACCTCAACATACCTCAGCAACCCAAACGTAACCGTAGGGGCAGTCTCACTACAAGACCAGTGCCACGGTTTGGTTTTTACGCGCACCATTGAGGCGCTAGAGTCCACCGCGTTTGGTTCAGGTTCACGCGTTTATACTGCAGGCCTCGAAAACTCCACGCTGCAGCTTGACCTTTACGCGTCGTTTGCAACATCGGAAACTTACGCCACGCTTAAGTCATTGGTAGGCACCCAGGTAACAGTTTCGTGGTCTCCGTCAGCAACATCGCCAGGCACTGCCACCAATCCAACGATGACACTAACAGGGGCTTACTTGGAAGCCATACCATACACAATGGCCCTGGGCGCTCTTGGAGAGGTCTCCGTTACTTTCACGGGCGGGGTTTACTCAGTCGTAGAAGTATAAATAAAAGCCGAAAACGGCCCGACACGAAAGCAGGTTAGTTATGCAATTAACATTAAAGGTATCTTTGCCCGACAACGCGTACGAAGTAACCACAAATCTTTTTACCGTTGTCGCTTGGGAACGTCGTTTTAAGCGCAAAGCCTCAGACATGGCCACTGGTATTGGTATTGAGGACTTAGCGTATTTGGCGTGGGAAGCAAGCAAGCACCACAAAGTAGTAGTGCCTGGCGACTTTGACGCATTCATTAAGCAACTGGTAAACATCGAAGTAGTAGAGGCGGTAGAACCTACCCCTTTTACCCAGGCACCTACCGAAGGCAACTAGCAGAGCTGCTAATTACCGTTGGTTGGTGGCCGCCGCAAATTGAGTTTGACACTAAAGACCTAGCCACTGTTGTAAAGTGCTTAGAGGAACGCAACAAAAGGTAACGCCGTGGCCAATCAAATAGTAGAAATTGAGGGTATCCAAGAGACCCTAAAACTGCTAAACGACATTGACCCTAAATACAGGCGTTTAGTTACTAAGCAAATTAAAGGCGCTGGCCAGGTCATTATTAGCGAAGCCCGCCAAATGGTAGCCAGTTACGACAACAGCAAAGGTAACGGGGCGCCACTGTCGGGCATGGTACGCGGCAACCTTATTAAAGGCCGCGAAACCACTTGGCGTACTGACGCAGTACAAAAAGGTTTTAAGATTAAAACAGGTGTACGCGGCAGCAAAGAACGCTACGTAAACTTTACCCGTACCGATGACCGCGGCTCGTCGTACACCGAGCAAGTAGTTTACGGTTCTAAGCCGTACCGTCTAATGACCGTGCAAAGCGCCGACGCTGCAGGCGCTATTTATGACCACGCAGGCCGTCATACCAGTAGCCAATTTGTTAGCAACCTTGATTTAGAGGTAGGTGGCCAACCTCGCGTTATTGACGTTGCAGTAGACAAAAACAGGCCAGCAGTCCAGGCCGAAGTTTTAGACGTAGTTAAACAAGTGGAAAAGATTACTAACACCAAACTTAAGGTTCGATAATGGCAATTAACATACCAATTATTACTACCTTTAGTGATAAAGGTATTAACGCTGCACAAAAAGCGTTTAAGGGTTTAGGCAGTTCGTTACCGCTTGTAGGTGCAGCAATAGCAGGCGCTGTTACAGGTGTAGGCGTACTGGCATATAAATCAGTCCAGGCAGCATCAGACCTCGAAGAGGCGTTAAGCAAAAACCGCGTAGTATTTGGCGCTATCAGTGTTGAGGTTGCCGCGTTTGCACGTGAAGCAAACCGAGCGTTTGGCATTTCCGAGACCGCAGCCCTTAAAGCTGCTGGCACGTTTGCAGTGTTCGGTAAGTCTGCTGGCCTTGCTGGTAAAGACCTACAGACCTTTGCTACTGACTTTGTGGCGCTGTCTGCAGATATGGCCTCGTTTAGCAATACAAGTGTAGACGACGCTATAAACGCTATTGGTAGCGCTTTACGTGGCGAGGCTGAACCGTTACGAAAATACGGCGTACTGCTAAACGACGCAACACTAAAAGCGGCTGCAACCGAACTAGGTATTTACCGTGGTACTGCAGCACTGACCGCCCAGCAAAAAGTACTTGCAGCGCAAAAAGTTATTTACGAACAGACCACCGACGCGCAAGGCGACTTTGCACGAACCAGCGACGGCTTGGCTAACCAGCAAAAGATTTTAAGCGCAACCCTAGAGAACGTAAAAACAAATATAGGCCAAGCGCTACTACCTGTATTTGTAAAGTTTGTAAGGTTTCTAAACGACCACGTAACGCCAGTCGTCGAGCGCGTAGCCCGCGTACTTGGTGAAGAAGGCATAGTAAAAGGCTTACAGCAGGCCATATACGAAATGGGCAGCTTCGGCCCCAAGTTCTTAGGCGCCATTAAATCGGTAACCGTTGGCGTTGCCACCATGGTAAACAATTTGGCTAAAGCTGGCAAGGTAATTGCAGTAATGGCCGAACACCCAATAACAGGTATTTTTAGGCTAGGCGACGCACTTAAAGACGTAATAAACGTAGGCGACATTGAAGCGGCGTTCGACGGGTTCGCGTCAGGCGTGCGTAACTTTGGTTCGGCATCGGGTTACAGCAGTTTTGCAGCCAAACAATTAGCCGAGACCGCTAAATCTGCTGCTGATGGTCTTGACGAGTTCGGCGGTGGTAGTGGCGGTAGTGGTGCTAACGGTGCAGCAGACAAAGCTAAAAAGATGGCAGACCGCGTAAAAGAACTACGCGACGAAATAGACAAAACTTTTACAACCTCATTAAAAACAGCCCAGGACAATCTTAAAGATGCCCAGCAGGCGTTT